TGCCCCAGTTAGAACCAGCAGCAAGATGGTCTGTCCAGTAAATAAATTCAGATTTAGTGAAAATAACATCTGGATAATAATTATTACCACCTTGAGGAGTTTTTGCATACAGGTTCTTTGACATAGATGGGAAAACTTCAATAACCGAGCTTGTACGTCCTCCCTTAACATCAACATCATAACCAGTAATATCACCAGTTTTATCATAAACTGCAACGTGAAGTTCATCTAATTCACCACGTCCGTTTACAGTTGCCCAATCAGATGTGCCGGGAGCAGAATCGAAGAGGTCACTGAAACGCCAGCGACGACGAATTAAAGAGTTATCAGGAATAATCGTCTGAAGTCCGCCACCAGCAGGATCATCAAGAACCCGAATGGTGAGGTCTTCAGAAGAAATTGCTGTAACTTCATATTCTACGTTACCCGATTCCACTCTGTCATGACCAGCAGCTGCTGAAAGCACCAGAGCTACATTGTCGGCAACTGTGATTGCTTTATCTAAAACAACAACGCCGGCAACCGAACCAGCACCACCACTTTGTGATGTTACTGATGAAATCTTAACAACTTCGTCACCGTCTGAAATACCAGCACCAAGCACACGTTGGCCAACTGCAAGAGCACCAGTTCCACCATCAACAGTAAGAGTTTTGGATGCAACTGTGATTGCACCGTTAACTACTGAAACGATAGCACTTGCATCGTAGAACTGAATGATGTCTCCGACTATGATTGTCGCATCAGTTGCATCTTGGTCATCAACTGTAATAGATAGATCACCAACCGCACCAGCACCATTAACTAAGTTAAGAGAACCAAGTTGCTGTGAAAATGCTCGAGCGCTAGGACAGATATCCACACCAAGTGAATTACCATGTGTTCCAGCAGTCCTTGCAGTCCACTCACCGTTAGAACCTGACCCATCGGCAAAGGATGCTTCATAGTGTTCATCGTCACGAATGAGGATACCGCTGTTTGCACCAGCATTTAATATGCCTGATTCTGCACGAACTACACGCAAAGAATCTGAATATTGTAGAAAATTGGCCGCTGTAAACCACCACTCAAAATTAGATGCGTGAGGTTTTCCAAAGATGGATACTAACTGTTCTTCTGAACTAATTGTAGTCACAGAAGAAACTGGGCCCTTTGCAAATGGTCCTGCAATTGCACCAATAGATGTTGCAACAGCAGGGACAACATTTGTAAGATCGATCTCCCTGACATGAACGCCGGGCGAAACTAAAAATGCCATGTTTCTTACTCCTTTTATGGTAGAGTTTGTTTTTTTGTTTCTTCAGTTATATTTATAAAAAAAACATTTTCCAAAATGCAGTTTTATATGTGTTATAACATATAAATAAATATATGTCAAATGAACATTACGAAAAATATAAAGATACCATTAAGAAGGTATCTCGCAGAAATTATCGTAAAAGAATCGTTTTACTTAACGAATTCCTTGCAGATAAGTCATGCAAACATTGTGGTGAAAGTGAAACAGTGTGTTTGAAATTTTACCCTCACGATTCTAAAATACGAAAAATAACAAAAAGAGTTGGTATGAATAATGAAAGTCGTAAAGAAATAGTTCAGCTTATAGATAACTCTTTAATATTATGTTTAAATTGTTGGATCAAAAATCACAATGATTTAATTGAATTCATATAAAGTATTTAGATTTTTACCAATCTGTACGATAGTCTCTAACTACTGGGCTCCAACGAGTTCCATATTCATCAACCATTTCACCTATATTATCATCTTCCAATCCATTAACAACAAATCCAAAAGGAGCCATGTCCTGTTCTAACATGTCTTGTTGTTCTGACATCATTGTTCTACGAATATCATTGTCTGTAATTTCTTTAAAATAAGTTTGATCACTTGCCCAAGAAAATAGAAATAAACACGCTACAGTGTCATCATTACATCCATCATCGGCTTGAAATGAACTACCTTTAATAATAAATGTAGATAATTCATTAATACAGTCATAATCTTCAATAATTAATTTATTATCTTCTACTAGTTGTTTTAGATTAGAACATCCAATTTTCTTTACTGCTTTAGTTGTTCTTACCCCCAATTGCGCTCGGCCACCACTGAAGCCCCCTCCAAGGACTTGTCCTGCTCGCCCACGCATACTAGCCATAATAAGGTTGTCATACTCCAAATCAAACTGCATAGTTGATGCAACTTGTTCACCGATATCATTTACCTCAATCATTACAAATGCTTGATTATATGCTTTAGCTACTTCATGTATTTTGGTGGGAAATAGTAGAGGTTTTATTTCATTATCTCTGTATTTTGCAACTACCTTATATGGTATAGTTGTTATATCAAAGACTAAGAAAGCAGAATAATCATTTTGTGTACCTCTTGCAACATCAGCAGTAATAATATATGTACTTTTCTCTAATGGCATTTCATATAAATCTAAACCAGAATTGGATCGTATAGGAGTCCTATATGTCAATTGTTTTAATTTTGCTGGTGATATAAGTGTATCTATAGACCCTAAAAACTCGCACTCAAATTCAGAATTAAATTGTGATTCGGAAGTGTTTCGTATTGTTTCTTCTTTCCAAGCTGCATCTCTCCCTGGCACTTCACTCCAATGTACTTCAGTAGGAATATAGTTATTACGTCCTTCCTCTGCATCTACCCATAGTTTATAAAATTGATTCATGCCATGTGGTGTAGAAACAATAATTACTTTTGTGTTTTGCCCAGAGGTAATTGTAGGATAAACAGATGCAAAGAACTGGTCAGCTACATTTGTAGGAACAAACGCAAACTCATCTAGGAAAATTACATTATATGAACCACCACGAATTGCACTTGAAGATGTTGCGGCGGCAAGAATTTTACTGCCGTTCTCTAGTTCTATATTACCTTTGTTCCAAGCAATAATACCTTGTTGCATCCATTTAGGAAGATTTTCGTATGCAAGTTGTAATCTTCCTAAAATGTCTCTTGCGGTAGTTGATTTATTGGCAAGAACTGCAACTGTTGTGTTTGGATTAAATAAAACATAATGTAAAAGGTATGATATAATAATTGTTGATTTACCTGATTGTCTAGGAAGTTTAAAAATGGTAAACCTATTTTCATGCATAGTGTCAACCATTCCCTCTTGAAAATTATACATATCAAAAGGAACTAATCCATGATCCAAAGAAACAATCCGAACATAATTTTTTATAAAATAAATAGGAGACTCAGAACATTTTTGGTACTCTACAATTTCATCTTTAGTGAAATTATGAGCTAGTCCTGTTCTCTTTAAATTTGGATTGCCGAGGTAAGCATTACTATCAGTTGACATTAGAGGCACCTATTAAAAAGTTACACGCTATACTTATTCTTATTGAATCCGTAAGACTTGGAGATACACCATGTTCTAGCCAACTTGGAAATAATATTGCTTCACCTGATTCAAATGGTCGTTTACTTATATGATTAGTATATGGAGTTTTCTGAAAATGATGTGAAGAATCCATAGCTTCTTGAAGTCTAGGGTCTTTAAAATAAAGTCTCGCATCATCTGTTTCAGTAACATAGTATACACAAGACCAACTAGCCTCTTCATGAATATGTGGCATAGTATATTCACCCATTCTACTCAAGTTTGCCCAATTATTAATCATTCTAATCTCTGCATCATCATTATATACATCACTTAGAATATTATTCACATTAACTATCAAGGATTTCTTTAAATTAGAAAATACATCAGAGGATTCAAATAATTCTTTATTACTTTGCCATCCACTACCCTGTACTGGATTAAACTTAAAACCCAAACCCTGACTTTCTCTTTTTAGAATATCAAAATATAATTTGTCATTATGTATATTTTTATCATCAATCTTAAAACTGTATACCGTTGTTGGCCATAAGTTTTGTCTTTCAACTTTCATAATATAATCCTAACCTTCAGATTTTCCTTTTATTAATTTTTGTAATTCTTTTGTAGAACCAACGAACAATGCGTTAGTAACACTCTTTGGTGCATTATTGGGAACCTCTTTTAGTTTTCTCATTTTTTCTTGTAGATCGCCTAGTTTTTCGGTAACCTCTGAGACTTGTTTGATAAGATTTCCAGCAACCTCATATGCTCTTGGATGCTCTCCTTCTCTCGCAAGCTCAAGTATTCCCTCAATTGCAGTAGAACCTTGTTCCACCAACCTATAGAAATTATCCCTTTGAAATTTATAATCGTCATCTACATCTTCACTGCTGGTTGGTATGACAGGAGTTGTTATATCTCTTCCCATATTAATAACTTCACCAACGGTTTCAGATTCTATTTCAATAACACCCAAAGCCTTATCAATTACATTATTCATCATCACCTGTCACTGGATTATAATTTTTAGCATCTTGATAAAAAGATGTTGTTTCGTTAAACCCAAAATCATCATCTGCATCAGCTGATGTTGGGTTGGGTGTAACTGTAAGTCTCTGTTCTCTCTTGGGTGAATTATCTGCAATATCAGTATATTGATCAACTTGCACAGTCTTAATAACCTTGCTAGAAGTAACAGGACCATATAGATAAAACTTTGCAGTAAACGAAAGAGTGTATATTAGAGCTCTACGAGTAGTAAAATCTCCTTGATAATCATCATCATAAGAAATACTATTAAGAATAATAGGAATATCTCTTTTTATATCCATATCTGCCATATCATTTAAGGTTAAAGTATAATCTGGTTGGAAATATGGAAGAATTTGTTCTACGATTTGAAGTGCATCATCAGACTGTTTTGCCATTACATATAATTCAAGTTCCAAATTATATGGGACAGGCATATATTGAGCATCTAATTGTTTAGCGTTTGCACCCTTTACTTTCTTAAACTTCTGTACACGATTAAGCTTACGACCAGAATCATATGAAAGATTTTTGATTTCAAAACCAATACGGGGTAGAGTAATAGCTACTTGTTTAGTTAAATCTGCATCCTCATTCAATCTTACTAAAAATTTCTCTCTTGGCCCATATGCAAGAGGAACCTTCATTGCTTGAATTGCTGATCCAGAATTATCTTTACGAACAAGATTGATGTTGTTAAACATTGTTCCAAATGAAACAATAACTTTTCTAATTGTTTCATGGTAGAATTGGGTTCCTAGCATTATGTATTCTCCGTATTCATCATATGATTGTATAATTAAGTATTATAGTAGAATCGTTTGCCAATGCACCACCTGATAAGTTTGTTATACTTACTTTAAATGAACCAGCTACTACTGTATGTATTCGTACTTGAACATCTAAATTAGCATTTGCGATAACTGTAGATGTTGCAAGACACTTATCAGAAGTAACTACAACATCAGCGTGTACAGCATCATCAGCCAATTCTCCAGCTAAAGTAAGTGTGTGTTTAATCTTAGCATTATTAGATGTAATCGCTCCAGCACTTGATGTAACATCAGAAGCGACTGCTGTATTTCCAGCACTTGCATCTAAAATATTAAGTTCAGCAGCAGTTGAAGTAACACCAGTTAGAGCTGTTGCCTCATCGGCCGTCCCTGTAACATCACCAGTTATATCACCAACAAATGCAGTTGATGTAATACTTGTTGCCCCAGTAACCACACCAGCGTCAATAATTATTGTAGCATCAAGAACAATCTGTTGACCTGCCAATGGTGTAATTAACAAGTCAGTACCAGCAGTTGAACTTAATGTATTGCCATTAAGATTTAGATTATCTATTTGAAGTGCAGTAAGTGTACCAACACTAGTAATATTTGTTTGAGCTGCTTGTGTAACTGTTAAAGCAGTACCAGAAGCGTTACCTGTCACATTACCTGTTAAGTTACCAACAAATGCAGTTGATGTGATACTAGTTGCACCAGTAACTACACCAGCGTCAATAACAATTGTACCATCAAGGACAATCTGTTGCCCTGACAATGGTGTAATTAATAAATCAGTACCAGCAGTTGAACTTATCGTATTACCATTAATATTAAGATTGTCTACTTGTAATGCAGTAAGAGTTCCTACTGAAGTAATAGCAGTCTGAGCAGCACCAGTAACAGTTGCGGCCGTACCAGATGCGTTTCCTGTTACGTTACCTGTTAACGCACCAGCAAATCCTGTAGCAGTTACTATACCTGTGCTTGGATTATATGTTAGTGTACCATCAGATTCTAATCCTAAGTTGCCACCATCAACATCGCCACCAGCAGTAAAGATAAGAGCATTGCTTTCGTTTGTAGATTCGTTATCTGTAATAGTGACTGTTGTTGCGACTGTTGCAACGTCTGCTGTACCTGTAACATCACCTGTTAAATCACCAGCAAATAATGTTGCAGTTAACAAACCACTACTACTATTAAATGTTAGGTTTGTACCACTCTTGGGTGGTAAATCGCCTGTTGCCGCAGTTGTAAATAATGGGAAACAAGTAGTATCACTTGACTCATCTGCTACTGTAACAGCAGTACCAACAGATGCTAAAGCAACTGCGATATTTCCCGAACCATCAAATGATGTACCGCCAATAGTTCTTGCGGTTGCAAGTATTGTTGCTGTTGCAGCATTACCTGTAACTTCACCAGTAAGAGGGCCAGCAAATGCATCAGAAGTAACTGTTCCGTCAAAGAAAGCATCTTTAAATTCTAAAGAAGCAGTACCTAAATCAACACCATTATTCGTCACAGGAGCTAACACACCATCTACTAGTTTTATTTGGTCTGTACCAGCAGCTCTAAATATTATATTATTATCTGTTGCAAAATCTATATCATTGTCAGCATCTCTACCAACAACTAAAGCTGCATTTGTAAGAGATGTAATAGTTGTTTGTGTAGTACCCATTACAAAGTCTAGTGTATTATCACCATCTTCATATGTTACTGTAATACCTGTCTCTGTATTAGAACCAACCATCGCACCAACAGTGTCAGAAATAGTTTCTGCAAGTGTAACTCCATCAACTGTAATAGCATCTGCTTCAAGTGTTCCGTCAACGTCAACATTGCCACTTATATCAAGTGTGGCTGAAGTAAGTGCGCCAGTAATAGTAATATTTCTACCGCCAGTGATATCTTTATCTGAATCTGTTATGATTGCTTTGCTAGCAAGAACTGTACCAGCAGTAATACCATCTAGTGTTTCTAATTCTGCTTCTGTAAGAACCGCACTACCAACAGTAATTGAGGTTGCAGCAGTTAATGCACCAGCAGCTACAATTGTTCCTGATACATCAAGATTCCCATTAACGTCAATGGTTGTTGCGTTAATTTCTATTTCTGTATCAGATACCAAATCCAGTACACCGTCTGCACTTTGATGAATGTATGTTCCACTATCACCAAATTGTAGTTGTCGGGTACTGT